AGGCTGTCGGGCACCACGTAGTCGACCATCGGGATGAACGGGCAGCCCTGGAAGGGCATCAGCCAGTCCGCCTCCATGAGGAAGCGGTCGTGGTTCATCGTCAGCACGCACACGGTGCGGGTCTTCAGGTTGTAGTACTCCCACAGCGTCACGCGCTCGTGCTCGGGCGGATGGACCGTCTGGCCCTCGGCATAGCCTGGGATGCCTGGCGGCTTGGGGATGCCCTCGACGCTCGGGTACGGGGTGTCGCCCTGGAGATCCTTCTTGTTCTTGTAGGCGGGGTTGTCCAGCACCTCGGACAGGGGCAGCACCCTGCGCCTGGCGATCCAGCGGACGTCCTCCATCTTGCGGGCCTCGGGATCGACGTAGACGTCGAAGGGGCTGATGTGCTCGACGAAGATGTCGTCGGTGACGGGGACGGTCTGGGTGGTCGGGATGAGGTCGATCAGCTCCTGCTCGGTCGGCAGCACCGCGGGGTCGATCGAGTTCTGCCCTGGCCCGCCTGGCGGGGTGGGCAGGCCGTCATGGGTGATCGGGCCCTGGCCGAGGTCGGCGGCATCCTCGGCGGGCGGGCCACCCTGCTCTTCGGCCAGCAGGGCCGCCAGCACGGGCGGGGCGCCCGAAGCGGGGGAAGCGCCTGGGGCTGGAGGGGGTGGACCACCTGGGGGGAGCCCGCCAGTCGCCGCGGGTGCGGGTTGTGCCCCGCCAGCGGCCTCCATGGGCAGGCCAGGCGGTGCTCCGCCGCTCTGGCCCTGCTCCATGGTCACGCCAGGGGCGGCGCCTGCGGCGTTCAGCAGGCCCGCCTGGGGGGCGGGCGTCTGCGGCCCACCGCCCTCCAGCATCCCAGCCATCGCCTCAGGGCCGCCCAGCATCTGGTCGGGCCCGAGACCTGCCTGTTCTGCGCTCGCCCCCAGCTCGTCCATGCCAGCGTTCGGGTCGCCGACCCGAGCTGGAGGGACGCCGCCCGCCAGCTCCAGCACATAGCTCTGCAGGAGCTGGTAGTCGGCGGCGATCTCGTCTTGCGTGCGGGGAACCTCCTGCTCCTCGTACTCATAGCCCACCAGCACCCAGCCGATGCCGTAGACCAGCATGTCCAGGGCGGCCATGCGCAGCTCGTCGTCGACCCCGATCCTGCGCCAGTCATAGGCGATGACCTGCTCGACCAGCGGCGCCTTGTCGGCGTCCTGGGGCCGCAGCGGCTTGGTCCTGATCTGGGGCTGGTTGGTGTACATCGAGGGCAGGATGGTGTTGACGATCGGGCCGATCTGGTTGACGGTGATGGCGTCCTCGGGGATCGGCTCGGTCCACTGCTCGCCCGCATACATCTGGGCGAAGCGCTTCCAGTCGCTCTGCTGGGGCTCCATCACCTTCAGGGCCCAGGAGATGTTGGCCTTGTACAGGTTCAGGCGTTCCTCGACGGTCCTGCGCTTACGCCTCGGCATCGAGCCACCTCACTACCGTCGAGCCGTTGTGGCCATGCACGGCCTCCACCGACTCCATGCCCTTGTCGTGCCAGACGACCGAGGTGGGCCAGCGCCCCATCCACTGGAGCACGATGTGGCCGTCGGAGAACTGGACGCCTTCGGCCACGTCCCCCGTGCCCGAGATCCCCGAGTGGTCGACCACCCGCTCCAGGACGAAGCGACGGAAGCTCACACCCACCTCGATCCCGCGGGCGCATAGCGGTCGGGTTCGGCGGCCGCCATCGCCTGGTGCTCGGCCTTCAGGGCCGAGGCCAGGTCCACCCCGTCACCCCGCGTGGAGGCGTGCGGCGCGAGGGCGACCCCCACCGTCGCAATGCGGCAGCCAAAGCATCCATCCAGCGGGCTCGGGTGTGTGCGCTGGTGGAGATAGCGTGCCGTGGTCGGTAGCGCTCGGCCATTCGGCTCCTCCTTGACCCCGTAGCCTGGGGTGCCGAGGCCTTCGCCTGGCATGCCCGACTCTGACGTCCAGCCTGTCGTCATATCCAGGCCTCTGCTCTGGGCCCGCCCTTGGTCGGGTCGCTCTCGATGCCCGCCTGGGCGGCGAACCAGGCGAAGCTGTACTCGGGCGGGCCAGCCTCGCGCGGAGCATACCGCGCCTCGAAGGCGTGGGCCATCATGCGCCAGGCGATGGCACAGCCCATCACGGCGTCGTCCTTGATCGTCGGCTTGCCCAGGAAGCCGCGCTCATCCCGCACGTAGGTCATCATCTCGCGGCGGAGCTGCTCGTCCCAGAAGATCAGCTCGGCCTTGCGGACGGCCGTCACCAGGTCGGCGATGATGAGCGGCTTGGTGGTGCGGCTGGTCTGCCAGCCCAGGCGCTCGGTGAGCCTCCTGGTCTTCTGGTCCAGGATCTCCTGGCGGTACAGCCGCGGGTAGCTCTTGTCGCGCAGGCGCTGGACCACGGCCAGCCCAGGCCCGTTGCGCTCCACCCCGACCAGGGCCGTGCGGTAGAAGTGGCCGACGGCCTCGATCGCGTCGGCGTACAGGTCGGTGTCCCAGCGGCAGCGGAAGCGGGCCACCAGCTCGCCCCCATGGACCAGCGTGCGCCCCTCGCGGTGCAGGTCGCGGGCGGCGATCACCGAGAAGTCGGAGAAGTCGCCGCGCTCGATGCCCTCGGCGACGTCGGCCCCCAGCACGTAGGAGGCGCCCATCACGGGCATCTGCCAGACGGCCAGCGGGCCCTCGTCGTTGTGGAGGAAGTGGCCTCGGGCGTCCATGTAGCCGCGGGCGATCGGCGGGTGCATGGCGGGCTCCAGGTTGATGAGCAGCTCGGTGTCGAACACGTTCATGCCCGACTTGACGAACGCCTCCTCGGCCGTGCGCGGGTACTCCTGGTGGATGATCCACTCGGTGCCCTCGCGCTGGTAGGCCTTCAGCTTGGCCTCCCACCAGCGGGTGTTGCGGTGCGGGACCACGTTGTAGGGGACGAATGTCCTGCGCCACTCGGGGTCGCCCTCCACGGCCTGCCACTTGCTGTGGAAGGCGTTCTCGATGCCCTTGGCCGTCGAGCCGCCGATGAAGGTGCCGCCGATGTCGATGATCGGCTCGATGGCCGCCCAGGCGTCGTCGGCCGCCTCGGCGGGATAGGAGGCCCACTCGTCCAGGATGGCCAGGGTCGCGGTCTCGCCGCGGCCCGAGTCCTCGGTGGCGGTGAAGGCCTCGACCGATGAGCCGTTCTCGAAGCTCCAGTTGGTCAGGTTGGTGGTGGTGGGCTTGGGCAGGGTGTCTTTCAGCCACTGGGGCAGGCTGCGGTACTGGTAGCGGAGGCGCTTGACGATCTTCTTGGCGTTCAGCTCCTTGTCGGCGAAGATGTCGATCACCTGGTCGTCGTGCATCAGGGCCAGCCACAGCGAGTAGCCAGAGATGAGGGTGGTGAAGCCGAGCTGGCGGGCCTTCAGGACCAGGTTGTACTTGTAGAGGCCGAAGTCGGCCAGGAGCTGCTTCTGGTACCAGCGCAGCTTGAAGGGTGCGCGGCCGTGGGCGGTCTGGATGGAGACGAACTCCGACAGGAAGACGTCGGGATACAGCGTCGCCGCCTCCAGGGCGGCACCCGTGTAGGCCTCGATGGTGGCCTGGGAGGCCACTAGCCAGCCTCCTCCTCACGGATCGGCACGACGGTGGCCGCCTGCTCGATGCGGGCGACGTGCTTGCGCGCTCGGGCCAGCAGATCCTCGTCGTCGGCACGGTCCAGGCGCGGGTCGCGGATCTCCACGATCTGCTTGGGCGAGTGGCGCCCCACCACCTCCAGGTGCAGCTTGATGGCGGCGATGCGGTCGGCGGTGCGGGCCTGGCCGTCCTTGCCGAGCGCGATGTCGGTCAGCTCCATGAGGAAGCCCTGGAGCCGCTCGGGCCCGCCAGAGATGCGCTGGATGGCCTCGTCCCAGGCCTGGCGGAAGCGGGTCTCGGTCTTCCACTCCTGGAGGGTGGAGTAGCCGATGCGCTTGATGCGGGCGAAGTCCTCCATGGAGCCCTTGAACAGCACGGGGTTCTCGGCCTCGGGCCGAGCCGTCGAGCGCGGGTCCATCAGCCACCGCAGGAACATCGCCTGCTTGGGGTCCAGGGTGACGTTCGACAGCTCGGCCACAGTGCTGGCTCAGGCGATCTCGTGGCGCCAGGGCGTCTCGGGGGCGTCCTGGCCCTCGGCGAGCCCGCGCTCGTCTTCCTCCAGCTCCGAGGCGAGCTGGAACTGGCCAGGCCCCGTGCCGTAGGCGACGCCCTCCAGGGTCGAGGGCGAGCCCCGCAGCGGGAACACGGCCAGATCGGCCCGCCAGCGGTTGGCGGCGCCCTCGGGGTTGTCGGGGTCGTCGGCGACCTCGGGCCAGACGTTGATGACCAGGCCCGTGGAGTCGAGCAGGGTGCCAGGGGTGTGGAAGACAACGGCCACCCCGCGCTTGACGTCAGCGGGCAGGGGCTCGCCGAGCGGGCCCGACGGGCTGCCGCCGATGGTCGCGGGGGTGGTGCGGTTCTGGATGCGCGAGCGGTCGGCCTGCACCCGCTGCTGGGCGTCGTAGCGATCCGCGATCTCGTCCAGCTTGGAGGCGAGCGCGTTCTCGACCGCGGCCTGCTCGGGGTCGGAGGCGCCCGCGCGACGGCGTGCCGCGGCGGCCTCCTCACGGGCCCGCGCGGGGGCGACGGTGGCAGCGTGCGCCGACGCCACGTACTCGGCCCGCTCGGCCATCTCCTCCTCGGTGGAGGCGAGCTGGGACTGGCGGGCCTGGGGCAGGCTGGCCCCGCCGCCCTCGCTGGTCTGGTCCTGGGTCGGGCCCTGGCTCACCGACGGCACGGTCACTGGCTCGGTGTCTTCGGGCGGCCTGGTGGCATCGTCGTCGCGCAGGGCCTGGGCGCGGTCGGCGTTGGTGGAGGCGCCCGACAGGTCGACGGGCGGGTTGCGGGTGGCCGCCTCCTCCTCCAACTGGGCGGTGGTCATGGTCGAGTAGCGGTCGGCCATGGGGCTGCTCCTCTCGCCGTAGGTGGGCTCGCTACGCACTCCAGGCTGGACACGCGGCGCCACGAGCCCTTCACTACATCATGTGAGATCCACAACCCCCTGGCAGCTCCTTGCGGCGGCTCTGTCGGGGGGTTGTGGCACCATGGCCCCGCGGTGGTCCCGCTGCAGCATCCACGGGCCCCCTGGCGGTTCGGCGATCGTCGGGGGGCTTGTGGTTGTCAGCCCCTCGTGCTTCACTGCA